ATGCCTACTGATCTTAAACGCATCCGGTCTATGGATGAGTGGCTTGAAGCTCCAAAAGAATTTAGAGATAAACACATAGACTTTATCCAGGGGGAATTTACTAGACGCAACGAGGGTCTTTGGTTCATGAACGACGGCGTAGTTACATACTTAACCGGACGTCACTACATGATGCTCCAATGGTCAAAGCTCGACATCGGGTATCCATATTACTTGGAGTTTCAGCACCAGCTGTTCCTTCATCAACGTGCGTGTGAGTGTGATCCACGAAGCCTAGGTCAGATATATACCAAGTGTAGACGTTCTGGATATACGAATATGTCTGCCGCCGTGCTGTTAGATGAGGCAACCCAGGTGAAAGACAAGCTACTGGGCCTTCAGTCTAAGACGGGTAAGGATGCGCAGGAAAACATCTTCATGAAGAAGGTGGTATACATGTTTAAAACCTATCCGTTTTTCTTTAAACCGATACAAGATGGTACAACAAACCCACGTGTAGAGCTTGCATTTCGTGAGCCCAGTAAGCGTATTACTAAGAACAACAAAACCACTAGTAAAGGTGAAGCCCTTAATTCTATTATTAACTGGAAAAACACTACCAATAACGCTTACGATGGAGAGAAGCTCCACATGCTATACTTGGATGAGGCTGGTAAATGGGAAAGGCCTACTGATATACGAGAAGCATGGAGAATACAAAAGACTTGTCTCATTGTAGGGCGTAAGATTATTGGAACTGCTATTGTTGGATCTACCGTTAACCCTATGGATAAAGGCGGAAAAGAGTATAAAGACTTATGGGCCGATTCAAATCCAAGACAGCGAAACGATAATGGCCGGACAAGGTCTGGACTATATAGAATATTTATACCGGCATACGAGGCACTAGAGGGGTTCTTTGATAGATATGGTAATCCAATAATTGATAACCCAGAAAAACCAGTGATGGGTATTGATGACGAAGAGGTAGACATTGGCGCTAAGACCTTCTTGAAAAACGAGCGTAAGTCTTTGCGGGATGATCACTCGGAGCTCAATGAAGTTATACGTCAGTTCCCCTTTACGGAGGACGAAGCTTTTCGGGACAGTATCCAGGGTTCTTTATTTAATCTTACTAAGATATACGAGCAAGTGCAACACAACGATGGGCTATACCCTAATCCAGTCGTTATTGGTAACTTCGTCTGGGAAAACGGAGTTCAAGATTCTAAAGTTATATTTGCCCCAGATGTCAACGGTAGATTTAGAATTGCATGGCAACCTTCTGCCGAGGATAGAAATAAGATTGTTAACGAGCGCGGCAAACGTATGCCTGGAAACGCTCATGTTGGTGTAGGTGGAGTCGATAGTTACGACCTTGACGCAACACTTGACGGACGTGGATCGAAGGGTGCGATGCACCTTTACAATAAATTTAATATGACAGCGCCATCTAACATGTTTGTAGTAGAATATGCTTCTCGACCTCCCCTCGCTAAAATATTCTATGAAGATGTGTTGATGGCTGCTGTTTATTATGGGTATCCTATACTTATAGAAAATAACAAATACGGCATTGCTAGATACTTTGAGCAGCGCGGATATGACGGCTATCTCATGGATCGCCCTCAGCATCTATCTTCAACATCTAGCAAAGTTAATGTCAAAACAAAAGGGATTCCATCCAACTCTGCAGATGTTATACAGTCCCATGCCCAGGCCATAGAAGACTACATCCATAATCATGTAGGGGCCAACGGAGATACTATGCAGTTCGGGAACTTGTATTTTAATAGAACCCTAGAGGATTGGATTGGATTTAAGATCGACAATCGTACTAAGTTTGACCTTACCATATCTAGCGGCCTTGCTTTGCTTGCAGCGCAAAAGGTTAAAAAAGAAAAGATACAGTCAGACTTTTCTGAAAAGAAGTTTTTCCGAAAGTACAAATTCAATGCCTAGAGATATTGCGTGAACTGATTTAGTATATTTGCAAGGAATACTTTATCTCACGAAATGTTTGATAGTAATAAAAAATCCGATAAATACGGGAACTTCCCCGACCCGTTAGCTTCTCCGGAAGTTAAATTAACTACAGCTTTTGGCCTTAAGTACGCTATGGCTATAGAGTCACAATGGGGTAATGCGGCAGACGAGAGCTCTCTCTATCACCGCAGAAAGAAAGAATTTGAGAACTGCCGTGACTACGCAAACGGAACTCAAGACACTTCTAAATATAAGCAGATTTTAAACTCCTTAGATCCAAATAACGGTGACGGGACGCTATTAAATCTAGACTGGACCCCGGTTCCTATTGTACCTAAGTTCATTAAGATTGTAGTAAATAAGATTCTATCTGCCGATCCATATCCAAATATAGAAGCTGTTGATCCTTTGTCGCGTACAGAGAAGGATAAGAAAAAGAACAGATTAAAAGCGCAAATTCTTACTAAGGATTTCTTAGCGAAAGCAAAAGGTGCTGGGCTGGAAACGGAAGTTGACCCAGAGGCTTTACCCGAGAACTTAGAAGAGGCGGAAATTTTTATGGATACCGGCGTGAAAACGCAGGCAGAAATAGCTAGCCAGATCGCCACGAAGATGACTCTGGATTGGAACGACTTTAACGACTCGACATATCGCCGCGCGATTAACGATCTCGCTAGTATCGGCATAGCAGTTATCAAACGCGATAACGATCCAAACTATGGGATTACAGAAAGCTACGTAGACCCAGGGCACTTCATCCACAGTCATACTGAGGATCCGAATTTTGATGACCTAGTTTACGCAGGACATATTAAGCGTATTACCATCCAAGAACTTAAGCGTCTTGCAGGAGAGCAGTTCACGGAAGAACAGTACTACGAAATCGGTAACGCAGTACGCAACCGTTTTCAGAATGACCCTTCTCGTCTTACGCATTCTTACTACGACAAGAGTATGCAGCGCTCGTCTTACGGGTATGACGAGTATTTTCTTGAAGTTATAGACTTTGAGTTCTTATCGGTAGACAAGATCTACTACGAAGAAAAAGAGTCTCGACACGGAAACAAGAACTTCTTTTATAAAGGCACTGAGTACAAAGCTCCTCAAGAGTCTGTGTATGAGCGTGTAGGACATTGTTTGCATAACACAACCGTATATGGTGGTAGTTTTATACTAGGTACAAAACACCTATTTAACTACGGCATTAAGAAGAATATCCCGAAGAATGTTCATGATATCACTAGAGCTCGATTATCTTATAGTGTAGTTGCAACAAACTTGCGTCGCATGATGCCAAAGTCTATTGTTTCTTCTATCATTGGATTTGCGGATCAGCTCCAGCTTACCCACTTAAAGATTCAGCAGGCTATTGCTAAGGCTAAACCAGACGGTATTATTATTGATATCGAAGGTCTTGAGAATGTTCAGCTTGGTGCAGGTGGAGAGTTGCAGCCATTAGAGCTGCAAGACATCTACGAGCAAACGGGGATATTCTACTACCGCTCTAAAAATCCGGACGGTGGGTTCCAGAATCCTCCTATTCGACCTTTAGACAATAGCATACGAAACATTAATGAGCTTGTTGCTCTATACAACCACTACCTAAGAATGATTCGTGATGCCACGGGTATTAACGAGGTAATGGACGGAACGTCTCCTAAAGGAGATCAGCTTGTTGGCGTACGACAGCAGCAGCTTGCGGCGGGTAATAACGCTATTTATGACGTTACCCACTCTGCTAAGGTGTTATACAAGCGTGTTTGTGAAGACATTATTAGATGCTTGCAGATCATTCCGCAGGGAAGTACGCTTCATCAAATCTATATGAACGCTATTGGTGAGACAAACATAAACGTCATCACCAGCTTCAATGAATTACCAATGTATAATTTTGGTGTTCAGATCGTAGGCAATATGGATGACAAAGACGCGGCGTACTTGGAGCAAAATATTCAAGTGGCTTTAGCTAATGGAGAGATTGATCTCGAGGATGCTATTGCGGTACGTAATCTTCGCGATGTGGACCAAGCAGAGCGTCTACTTATCGTGCGTCGCAAAAAGCGTATGAAGGCCAAGCAAGACATGAATATGCAAAATATTCAAGCGCAGCAGCAGGCTAATGCTCAAAATCAACAGATGGCAATGCAAGTTGATGCTCAGAAAATGCAAATGCAACAAGAGCTAGAAATGCAAAAGATTCAGATGGAGAGCAAGATTAAAGCTCAACTTATGGAGCTTGAGCATATGTATGAAAAAGAAATCCAGGCGATGAAGGCTCAGATTGTCGCGCAACAGACTATGGTCGGTCAACAAGGCAAGACGAGCTTGGATGTTATGAAGGAGGATAGAAAGGACAGCCGGGTACAAAAGCAAGCGGTAGAGCAATCTAAGCTTATCGCTCAGCGTAAGGACCAGCGCCCACCTTTAAGCGATGCTCCAAATAGCATAGCCGATCTAATTGATAACCAGTAAGTTATTATCTTTGCAATATGGCAACAACAATAAACCTAGATAACGCTACCAGAGTAGACATTACTTGTCGCAAAGGAGATACTTTTGAATTAGAGTTCACTTTTACAGACGACAACGGTGATCCGCTTAATTTGAGCTCGTACTCCTGGAAGATGGATGTCAAAGAAACAGATACTACTTCTGGGGATATTATTGCTGATAGCGCTTTTGACTATACGGGCACTGTCGCAGGAAAGCTTACGATTGAAGCTACGGCTGCGGTTATGGCTGCTGCCCCCGGGGGCACATACGTGTATGACCTACAGTCTACCAGCGGCAGCGTTGTGAAGACATGGGTATATGGATTGTTTAAAATTAATGAAGACGTAAGTGAGTAATGTAGAAATAAAAGCAGGAGCTAACGTAAACCTAGGCGGTGTTTCGACAACCACAAAATCCGTGGCTATTGAGCAGCCGGCGGTAAACGTAAGCATATCTCGCGTAGGTACTAGTGACGCTCACTTTGTCTTTGCCCAGGAGCAGAATGCTGAGGAATGGGCAATAGAACACAATATGAACAAAAACCCCTCTGTAACGATCGTGGACTCTGGCGAGAACGTGGTCTTTGCGGAAATTGAATACTTAGATTTAAACAACTTAATAATTCGCTTTAACGGTGGCAATTCTGGTAAAGCATATCTCAACTAAACATGGCTATAGATTTTAAAAGCAACATTAACCTTGGGGGGAATCAGATACAGAATGTTCTGTTACACCCTACAGCAACTGCGCCTAGCTCACCAGCTGAAGGCCAAGTTTATTTCAACACAACCAGTGCAAACAAGAAGCTGTACGTTTATGATGGTGCAGCTTGGATCGATGTAACGGGTGACATTCGCTCAATTACCGCAGGTGGTGGTATTGCTGTCTCTGATGGTTCTGGTGGTGATGCAACTGTTTCGCTTTCGCACTTGGGTCTTGAGTCTCTTACAGCGATTAGCGGAGAAAGCGCGATTGACTCAATCTTCTTCTACGATGTAAGTAGTGCTAGTGCTGCATACCTTACTTGTGATACAGCGTCGGGTATTGCGATTGATGGGACAAGCTTAAAGCTTGCTTCTATTCCTAACGCTTCGTTAACCAACTCAACCATTACAGTTACTGGCGGCGCAGGTCTTACTGCTACTGCTGGAGCAACAGCTCTTGGTGGTTCTACCACTATAGATGTCGGTGAAGGAACTGGTATTGATGTAACAGCAAACGCTGTAGCACTTAAAAACCACGCTGCTTTAACTGACGATACCCTCACAATGTGGGACGACACGAACGGTCAGTTAATAGATTCGCCAATTAGTGATGATGGTACTAGCGTAACCGTTGGTAGTAGCCGTAACCTCGTTATTGCTGGTAACTTAACAGTACAAGGGTCAACAACAACTGTTGATTCCAACACTGTAAATATTGGCGATGCTATGCTATCGCTTAATGCCGATATCGCGGTTGATGGTACACCAAGTGAAGACGCTGGTATTGAAGTTCAACGTGGAGCAGGTGCAAATAAGAAGTTATATTGGGATGAAAGCTTAGATTCTTGGCGCGTAGAAGGTGAGTTGATTATTGATACCGTTCCAACGGTTAGTGGGACAACTACTCAAACGAAAATTCTTGTAGAAAAATCTCATGCAACCGATACTACAATCCAACAGACTACTGTTGCCAATATCGGTACTGCGCTTGGTTTAGGATTATACTCTGTCGTATTAGATCCTGGACGTACTAATGTTTCTAAAACTGGTAACGTATATACTGTAGCTCACGGCTTAGGGACTAAGCTGGTTATGGTAGAAGTTATAGACGCAACAACGCATGAAACCGTAATGGTTGAAGTAACAAGACCTTCTACTACGACGGTTAAAATACATTTTGCACAAACTGTTTCAAACGCAGATTACTTCTGTATGGTTAGTGCAGTTGGAAATCTAGATACTGCTGGTGACTTAACTCCATAATATGTAACACAGACTAATGATAGAGAGGGGCATACGTCCCTCTTTTTTTTGTATTTTTGTGGGATATAGATATTAACTATTATGGCAATAAAGTTTCTAAGCGGA